TAGGTCGCAGTCGGATTGAGCACCCGGCTGTGACCTCTGCATCTGATTGGGAAATTAGATGCGAAACACAAAGAGTACCTCACACCACCTGTCACAGATGCAGAAATGCACCTGCGATTTTCTGCATTCTGCGTTACCTCTCGGAGGTGGCGCATGAGTATCAAATTCTACCTGCGTGATGAGCAGGTTCGCCGCAACCTCATCGACTACATCAACAAGCAGGCTGTAAACGCAGATTTCCCGCTCGTGGTGAGTTTTTCCGACCCTAAGCGCACTCTTCCTCAGAATTCACTGTTCCACGCGCTTTGCGGCGATCTGGTAAAGCATCGCATTCAATGGGCTGGCTCTGCGTGGTCGCTTCCGTCGTGGAAATCAATTTTGGTTTCCGGTCACTCCATTGCCACTGGAGGGCAGGGGAAGGTTATTGCCGGACTTGAGGGAGAATTGGTGGCCATTCGCGAAAGCACCTCATCGATGGGGATCAAACGGATGAACAGCCTGATTGAGTACACCCAGGCTTTCGCCGTCAGCCAGAACATCCAACTTCGCGATGTCCGTTATCGTGGCGATTACTTTGGGAGGCTTGCATGAATAACCCTCTCGCACGCGTCATCACAAACGAAATCTTCCGCGTTCCGGCGCGCCGCAAGCGTAAGCCCGCGGTTAAGCCGTCCGACATCCCGACCTTGAAAGGCTACACCGCCCGCCTGGTGGGTCAGAAATGGCTGCGTCTCGCAGCGAGGAGAAAATCAGCATGAGCATGTATCAACGAATTAATGGCGCTGACTGGCGCAATATCTTCGTCGTCGGCGATCTGCATGGGTGCTACACGCTGCTGATGAATGAGCTCGAAAAGGTTTCGTTCGACCCTGCGCGTGATTTGCTGATCTCGGTTGGTGACCTTGTTGACCGCGGCGCGGAAAACGTCGAATGCCTGGATCTGATTACTATGCCTTGGTTCCGGGCTGTGCGAGGAAACCATGAGCAGATGATGATTGATGGGCTATCGGAGTATGGGGACGTCAATCACTGGTTGGCAAATGGTGGCGGCTGGTTCTTCAATCTCGACTATGACAAAGAAGTGCTGGCTAAGGCTCTGGTTCACAAAGCAGCTGAGCTGCCACTCGTCATCGAGCTGGTTACCGCTGAGCGTAAAATCGTTATCTGCCACGCTGACTACCCACATAACGAATATGCGTTCGATAAGCCCGCCCCGAAAGATATGGTTATCTGGAATCGTGAGCGGGTTAGCGACGCTCAGGACGGCATTGTATCGCCGATAGCCGGCGCTGATTTGTTTATCTTCGGGCACACCCCAGCGCACCAGCCCCTGAAGTATGCCAACCAGATGTACATCGACACAGGAGCTGTGTTCTGCGGAAACCTTACGCTGGTACAGGTCCAAGGGGGTGACCATGAGTAAAACCTACCGCAGCAAGAAGTGGCTCGCCGCAGTCGGCCAGATTGAGCAATGCGTCCTGTGCGGAGCGTGGGGCGTGCAGGTGGCGCACCGCAACGAGGGTAAGGGTATCGGAATGAAAACAGACGACTGCGCCACCGCTGCTATCTGCGTCACCTGTCATTCAGAGATCGATAACGGAAAGGGTTTTAGCCGTGACGAACGCCGCCAGTTAATGGACCGCGCCATTGTACTGACCGTTATCCAGATTGCCCGTCGTGGCTTGGTGGTGCCCGCATGAAAATCTACGACATCACACCAATCGGCAAGCCTCGAATGACCCGCGCGGATAAGTGGAAGCAGCGCCCTCCTGTAATGCGTTATCGAGCTTTTTGCGATGAGGTCCGCCTGCGCAAGCTGACCATGCCTGAATCCGGATCACATGTGACATTCGTCCTACCAATGCCACCAAGCTGGAGTAAGAAGAAACGTGCGGAGTTCGCCGGGAAGCCCCACCAGGCCAAGCCAGACTGCGACAACATGCTGAAAGCCCTGATGGATGCGCTTTATGAGGATGATGCTCACATCTGGGATTGCCGCATCACAAAGGTCTGGGGAGAGAAGGGGCAGATCATCATCGGGGAGTGCGCGCCGTGACCAGAGACGAGATAACCCGGTACCAGGCAGAAAGCGTTAAGCGCGCCAGCCTACCGCCAGTAGCAAAGCACAGCCAGACCAAACAACCTAAGAAGGAAGCAGCATGAGAAAGCTCACACCAATTTACTCCATGGTCAACTTTGTCGATGACGCTCACTTCCGCCGTGTCTGGAAGCATCCCAAAAAGACCATAACCCCAAAGCAACGGGCATGGGTGCAGTACATGCTGACTGTGTGGGGTCGCATTAACCGTGGCGATGATTCTCCTGCCGGTGCCATTAACGTCATTGGCCGATTGATGATCCGCAGCCAATGGAGTCCTGATATGGGTGGACACATCGAGAGGATGGTCAACTGGCTTTATAGCGATGAAGGAGGGGCGCTGAGAGGTGAGGCGCTTTATAAAAAAGCTCGCGAACTGGTTATCCCTCAGTCATCAGCCAGCAACATCATCGCTCTCGCCAAAGAATCAGATGATGCCGCGTTCGTAGAAAAAGTGATGGTTAAGCTGTTTCACCGGGAAAGCCCAGTCCGCGATTATGCAATTAAACGTTATTGTGAGCGCAACTGCACTCAACATATCGCTCAGGCAATGAGCAGAGTAACCGGCGTGGATGTGCAGCAGTGCCGCCGCCGGGTCGTGTGGTGCGAGAAGGTTTTTGAATCAGAACTCTTTTATGCCTTACAACGTGAGATGGAGAAAGAAAACGAACTTCAGGCCACTTAATTAGAAAATATTTATCTGAAAGTGTTGATTTGGCGAAATGAAAGTGCATAATTCAGTATATGCTCGGACGTCAAAGGCGAAAGAGCGCGGTGATGAAGTGCAAGATGACAGCGCTCATGAATCGGGGACATCGAAAGCCCAAAAGCTGAATTGTGTGGCGACAGCAAAAACGCGACTTGAGCCATCACCAATAATTTAGAGCCACTGGTTAACGCCGGTGGCTTTTTCATTTCTGCATAACGGAAATCGCTTTGAGTATGTGACGGCATCCCGGTGAGACCAGGTACATTTCCCTGGCGCGGCAAAGCGATCCCCGTTGTGGTGAATGTCCTGATGGCGTCGTAAAGCGATAGCCATGAATGCCGGATAGCAGCACCGGTCACCACACCCAAACCCACTACCTGGGACCCTTCGGCCAGAGAGCCGACATTGCCTTACCCTCACATTGCCAGCCTGTCGCTGGCTTTTTTATTTGCGATGTCCGGTCGTTGTTTCCTGGCATCCTTCCACTCTACACAAACAGCACCCCGTTCTTTCGGAGGTGATATGGCTAAACGTATGCAAGATAAAGAAAGCATTGCCGGAGTGTCATGGCTGATTGTCCTTGCTCTGTCATGCTGGGGCGGCCTGGTCCGATACCTTATTGACGTGAAGCAGAACAAAGCCGCCTGGAGCTGGGTCAATGCGCTGGCGCAAATTGCAGTGTCCGGCTTTACCGGTCTTATTGGTGGCCTAATCAGCGTTGAAAGCGGGCTTAGCCTTTACATGATCCTGGTTACTTCTGGTATCAGCGGGGCGATGGGGTCCGTGGCACTGACGTACTTCTGGGAACGACTGACGGGGATGAAGAATGCAAACCAGTGATAAAGGCATTGCCCTGATCAAGCAGTTCGAAGGCTGCAAACTCACCGCCTACCAGGACAGCGTCGGAGTCTGGACGATCGGTTACGGCTGGACTCAGGCTGTCGACGGCAAACCAATCCGCGCCGGGATGACGATTAAGCAGGAAACGGCAGAGCGTCTGCTGAAAACTGGACTTGTCAGCTACGAAAGCGACGTGTCCCGTCTGGTTAAAGTCGGCCTGACTCAGGAGCAATTCGATGCTCTGGTGTCGTTCACGTACAACCTCGGATCCCGGTCACTGTCGACATCGACTCTCCTGCGAAAACTCAACGCCGGTGATTACGCTGGCGCTGCCGATGAGTTCCTGCGCTGGAATAAAGCTGGTGGTAAAGTCCTGAATGGGCTCACCCGTCGCCGGGAGGCAGAGCGGGCTCTGTTCCTGTCATGATTGGCGATATGGTCAAACGTTACTGGTTGCAGCTGCTGGTGGTGGCGTTAATCGGTGTGCTGGCGTTCTTCGTGAACCACTATCGCGACAACGCCATAACCTACAAAGACCAGCGCGACAAAGCCACCAAGAATCTCAGCCTGGCTAACGCCACCATCAAAGATATGCAGGTGCGCCAGCGGGATGTCGCTGCGCTGGACGCCAAATACACGAAGGAATTGGCCGATGCGAAAAAGACCATTAGCAATTTGCGTCGGGATGTCGATTCTGGTGCTAAACGGCTGCGCGTCGCCGCAACCTGTTCGCGAGTGTCCAAAACCACCTCCGCCACCGGCGTGGATGATGCAGGAGCCCCCGAACTTACTCCAGACGCTAGACGGAATTATTTCGATCACCGGGACGGAATCGAAGTCACCAAAGAAATGATTAATGGGCTGCATGAATACATCAACACGCAGTGCCTTAAATAAGCAAAATTGAAAAATATTTCAGTTGGTCATGTCTATTTATAGCTATTCAATTCAACGAATATCTATTCATTAAGTGATTATATCTATCTGAATTTAAATGATTTAATCAAGCCTCGCGATTGCGGGGCTTTTTATTTCCGCAGTAAACCGCGCATCGCAGCGCATGACAATCCCGAGTCTTTCAGAAAGCTGAGCCTGAGAACTGCCGTATATGGTGGCGACCATCTCGGGGCGGCTTTTCTGTGCGAACAGGCTCATCTTTCTAAAAGGTAAAAACGCTATGAATCACCCAAGCATTGTTATCGAAAATGTTCACGTCAGAAGTAATGAGCACGGAACCTATAACCTGAACGATATGCACAGAGCCGCAATTGCCGGTGGACTTGCCAAGAAGTGGCAGGTGCCTAGTCAGTTTATCGGTGCTGATGGAGTGCAGGCTTTTGTCGATGAAGTTTCCAAAGTGCTAAAAGACACTTTGGAGCAAAATCAGATACTTGATGTTATACACGGTGGAGCTAATCGTGGAACATGGGCGCATGAGTTGATCGCCTTAAAGTATGCTGCATGGCTTTCTGCGTCTTTCGAAGTGAAAGTTTATCAGACCTTCCGCGATGTCGTGATGGGCAAGCTTTCCCTCTTTGCTGAGGCCAACAAGCTTGAGCTGGAGTATCAGCATAAGACCAAGCGCGTCAGTACGGCAGCTCGAATTATGAATAGTTGGGGCGTTGGTGGTGAAAAGCGTCGTATTGAATCTGAACGTATTCACATGCAGGAACAAATTCAGTTGGTCATTCCTGGCCTGCCAAAAAAAGACGAAGCAGCGTAACCGACTCAAAATTGAGTCCGTCGTAAAGAGAGCCACTTTCACAACGGCTTTCCATTACAAAGCTCATCTGCGGGTGGGCTTGATAATGGCTATAGCGGATAAATCGAAAATATACCCTGTAGGGGATAAGAGGCTTTATGTCCGACATCTACCAAATCACCCTAACCACCCAAACAGGCGAAACCTTCACTGGCAAGATGTCACGTCGTCAGCCTGAGCTGGTAAATGGCTTCGTACCGCTGGCGACTGAGACGGGCGAGTGGTTGTATTTCACTCCTGCCGATGTGAAGCGTGTGCAGTTCACGCCAGTACAGGCAGAGCAGATCGAACAGCCAGAAGAACAAACAGCGGAGTAACGAAACTATGGCGACCAAACCAAAGACTGGCCGCCCTTCTGATTATCTACCAGAGGTGGCTGCTGACATCTGTTCACTGCTTGCCGATGGGGAAAGCCTGCGCAAAGTTTGTGACCGACCAGGGATGCCTAACAAGGCGACGGTATTCCGCTGGTTGGCACAACATGCAGAGTTTCGCGACCAATACGCGAAAGCCACTGAGACACGCGCTGATGCGATTTTCGAAGATATGTTCGATATCGCTGACGGTGTGAATGAAGAGGCTGCCGCAGTAGCCAAAGCACGTCTTCGCATCGACACGCGAAAATGGGCCCTGGCCCGCATGAACCCGAAAAAGTACGGCGACAAAGTCAGCCAGGAAATCGACCACAAATCTTCAGACGGAACTATGACTCCGCAGCCGACAATCATCCAGCTACTACCCGTTGAGCCGAAAGCATGAGTAACGCCGTTCAACTGCCGATCCCCGCGAAGCTTGCGCCACTGTTCACCGCCGTGAATAAGCGTTACCGGTGCTCGCACGGTGGACGTGGCAGCGCCAAGACGCGCACATTCGCGCTGATGACTGCCGTAAAGGCGTATCAGTCGATGATGAACGGTGAAAGCGGGGTGGTGCTCTGTGCGCGTGAATTCATGAACTCGCTGGAAGAGTCGAGTATGCAGGAGGTGAAACAGGCGATCCTGTCTGTACCATGGCTGGCTTCCAACTTTGATATCGGCGAGAAGTACATCCGCACCATCGACAAGAGCGTTAACTACGTGTTCTGCGGTCTGCGGCATAACCTCGACAGCATCAAGTCGAAAGCGCGCATCCTGCTGTGCTGGGTCGACGAGGCTGAATCAGTCAGCGAAATAGCCTGGCAGAAGCTGAGTCCTACCGTTCGTGAAGAGGGATCAGAGATTTGGGTGACGTGGAACCCGGAGCGCGACGGCAGCGCCACGGATAAGCGTTTCCGCAAAGAGGCAGGCGACGACTGCATCACCGTTGAGATGAACTACACGGATAACCCGTGGTTCCCTGACGTGCTGGAAGGTGAGCGGCAGAACGATCAGCGCCGCCTCGACCCTGCAACATACGCGTGGGTTTGGGAAGGTGCTTACCTCGAAAACTCTGATAAGCAGGTGTTGGCCGGAAAATACCGGATTGCTGAGTTCTCGGACCAGCTATGGAAAGAGGCCGATCGCCTGTTCTTCGGTGCTGACTTCGGTTTCGCCAAAGACCCTAACACACTGGTGCGCTCGTTCATCCTGCACAACCGGCTGTACATCGAATACGAGGCATACGGTCAGCAGACAGAGCTCGACCACATGCCAGAGCTGTACGACACAATTCCCGGATCGCGTGACTGGCCCATCAAGGCCGACTCCGCCCGACCCGAGACTATCAGCTATCTCAAGCGCCAGGGCTTCAACATCTCGGCTGCCGAAAAATGGCAGGGAAGTGTTGAAGACGGGATTGCCCATCTTCGCGGCTTCGAAGAAATAATTATCCATCCACGCTGCAAGAACGTGGCGCGAGAGGCCCGCATGTGGTCCTACAAAACGGACCGCATCACCGGCGAGGTATTGCCGAAACTGGCAGACGGTTACGAACACTGCTGGGACGGGATTCGCTACAGCCTCGACGGACACATTAAGCGCAAAGGCCAGGTGGCTGGGATGATGATTCCGAAACGCCTGCAAGGGAGATAGCATGCCTAAAAAATGCAAATGTTCTAGCTGCGAGCGAAGGCGTAAAGGCTGGCCTGGTTATCAACCTTGCGCTTCCAAAATGCCTACAGGTGAAATCCTGCCACCGCCTAAGAAACGATAACGGACAAACCATGACTGACAAATTAACTCTCGCCGTCAACCATGCGTTGAACGATGCGCGGATGGCGCGCGCCCGTATGGGGCTGATGGCGCCTACAATGGGGCTGGATAATAAGCGCCATTCCG